AAAGAAATGATGGACTTTGATAAAAAGTGCCATGAAATTTTTAGAAATTGGTATGTTGATGGACGTTTATTTTATTTAAAAGTCATTGATCAAAAAAATCCAGAATCAGGTATTCAGGAATTGAGATATGTTGATCCAATGAAAATGAAGCATGTTCGTCAAGAAAAAAAGACTGAAAATCAATTAGAAGGATATAGAAATTTAAATTTAAGATCTGGAAATGATGCAGATCAATATGCTTTTCCAGAAATAGAAGAGTATTTTGTTTATACTCCAACTCCCAATTTTCCATCAGGAACAATTAGTGGTGGATCTAAAAAAGGAGTCAAAATTGCAAAAGATTCAGTAACTTATTGTACTTCAGGATTAGTAGATAGAAATAAAGGTACAATACTTTCATATTTACATAAAGCAATCAAGGCACTCAATCAACTTCGTATGATTGAGGATTCTTTAGTCATTTATCGTCTTTCGAGAGCACCAGAAAGAAGAATTTTTTATATTGATGTTGGAAATCTTCCTAAAGTAAAGGCAGAACAATATCTCAAAGAAGTGATGAGTCGTTATCGTAATAAACTTGTTTACGATGCAAACACTGGAGAAGTTCGTGATGATAGAAAGTTTATGAGTATGCTTGAAGATTTCTGGCTTCCTCGCCGTGAAGGTGGTAGAGGTACTGAAATCACTACTCTTCCAGGTGGACAAAATCTTGGAGAACTTTCAGATATTGAATACTTCCAAAAGAAACTTTACAGAGCACTAGGAGTTCCTGAAACTAGAATTGCTGGTGGTGGTGATGGATTTAATCTTGGAAGATCCTCAGAAATTCTTCGTGATGAATTAATGTTCTCGAAATTTGTAGGTAGATTGAGAAAAAGATTCTCAAATTTATTTAATGATATTTTACGCACACAATTATTACTAAAAAATGTCGTTTCCCCAAAAGATTGGGAACAAATGTGTGATCACATTCAGTATGACTTTTTATATGATAATCATTTTGCCGAATTAAAAGAAGCAGAACTACTTACAAACAGATTAACATTAGCAACAACTGTAGAACCATTTATTGGAAAATATTATTCTACGGAGTATGTTCGTAAAAAAATACTACGTCAGACTGATTCTGAGATTATTGAAATTGATCTCCAAATTGAAGATGAAATTGCTAAAGGTATTTTACCAGATCCAAATGCCCCCGTAGATGAAATGGGAAATCCAATCCCACAAGATCAGCAACCGCAAGATATTCAACAAGGAGCAAGTGGAGAAGTACCTATGGAACCATCTGTAGATACTTCCTCTTTAGAAATTCCACAACCTAAAGGTGGGAAAATATAAATAATCGTATAAATATAAAATCAATTTTTATGGAAGAACTTATCGATTTGATTGCTACTGATGAATCACCTTCAAAGGTGTCCGAAAAAATTAAAGAATTACTATATGCAAAAACTGCAAACAGAATAGATGCTGTTCGTCCAGAAGTTGCATCAATAATGTTTGATAATGAAGAGACTTCTGGAGATGATGAATAATGGCTATAAAAATAGTTCAAAACGTCAATAGAATTTCCCCCACAGTTTCTACGGCTGCTACTAGTAATCCTATTGCGTTAAAAAGTGGATATATTAGAGTATCTACTGGAGTCACTGCAGTGTATGTTGAAACTGGTGGTGATCCAATTGTAACCAATAATTCTTTCCATTTGCCACCTTATGGTAGCGAAGTATTGAAAGAAAGAATTGCTAAGCAACAAATTGCAGGTATTACTACAGGAACATCAACTGTAATTTTATTTTCAAATAATGCTGGCAATCCCTTTCTCTTGGGAGATTATGTAACAATTGAAAATGCACAACCATCTGGAATTAATACAGTTCACCAATTAGTTACATCATTGACAGATTCATCAATCACAATATCAGCAAATACATCAAGTATTGTTGGAATAATTACAACTTCAGGATCTACTGTTTCGAGAAGTGTGAAAGTGTCTGCTATTGCTGAAAGTTCTTCGACAAATGTCAGTATAACAGAAATAGTCCAATTAGTTTCCTAATAAAAAAAATGAAACTCATCACAGAAGAAGTATCACAAGTTAAATTTATTACTGAAGGAAAAGGATCTCAGAAAAAACTGTACATTGAGGGAGTTTTCCTTCAAGGTGATATTTGTAACCGTAATGGAAGAATGTATCCAATGGATACTCTTTCTCGTGAGGTAAAGAGATATACAGAGTCCTTTATCAATAAAGGTCGTGCTCTTGGTGAACTAGGACATCCTGATGGACCTACAGTAAATCTAGATCGTGTTTCTCATAAGATTGTTTCCCTCGAACAGAATGGAACAAACTTTAGAGGAAAAGCACAACTTCTTGAAACTCCTATGGGTAAGATTGCAAAATCTCTCATTGATGAAGGAGTAATGCTTGGTGTTTCTTCTCGCGGTGTTGGATCATTAAAAATGACCAATGAAGGTCATAAAATTGTTGGTGAAGATTTTATGTTAGCAACCGCTGCTGATATTGTTGCTGATCCTTCTGCTCCTGATGCATTTGTTCAGGGAATTATGGAAGGCAAAGAATGGATTTGGGATGGAGGAATACTTCGTGAAAAACTCCTAGAATCTACAAAACGTAGAATTAATACTTTAGTAGATGAAAGAACTCTCAGTGAACATAAAGTTAATTTATTTCAAGAGTTTCTTTCAAATCTTTAAATTATAAATAAATATAGATTATAACACAATCAATCTAAAATGTCCGTTGGTAGAAATTTACAAGAAATGGAAAACGTAGTAACCAAAGGGGCTGCATCTGCCGAACCAATGCACAACATTGCACAGAATCCTTCTGGCGTAATGATTCCAGGACAAACTGGTGCTTGGGAAGACTTAGGCGGTCCAACTCCACAGAATTATCGCCCAGATGATAGTTCCGCAGCATTAAGAACTCCTGGAGCAACTCTTGCTCAAGTTAAGAATGTAGTTAATGCAAAAGCTAGTGCTGCAGAAGGCCCAAGAACTTCCGCTACTCCTGTTGCTGCTCCAGGTCAAGGTGTGAGAGAAGAGACCGAAGATGATGAAGATCTTATTGATGAAGAAGAATTTGATGAAGATGAAGAAGTAGTTTCTGAAGCTTCTGAAGAAGACGAAGACGAAGAAGACGAGGACGAAGAAGAGGAAGAAGATAAGAAAAAAGGTAAAAAGAAAGTGGAAGAAGAGTTCGACATCGAAGAAGATGTAAATGCTCTTCTTGCAGGTGAAGATCTTTCTGAAGAATTCCAAGAAAAAGCACGTACTATTTTTGAAGCTGCTATTAAAACTAAAGTTAGTGAAATCAAAGAGCAACTTCAAGAAACCTACGAAAATGCTTTAATCGAAGAAGTTGAATTTATCAAGGAAGAATTAACTGAAAGAGTTGATTCCTATCTTGAGTATGTTGCTGATGAATGGATTCAAGAAAATGCTCTTGCAATTGAGCAAGGTATTAAAACCGAAATGACTGAATCATTCCTTAATGGAATGAAGCAACTTTTTGAAGATCATTATGTTTCAATCCCTGAAGATAGATATGATGTAATCGAGAGTATGGTAGATAAACTTGATGACATGGAAGAAAAACTCAACGAGCAAATCGAAAGAAATGTTGCTCTTAATAAAAGATTAGCAGAGTCAGTTGCTGATGTAATTTTTGCAGATGTCGCTGAGGGTCTTGCACTTTCTCAGAAAGACAAACTCGCTTCTCTTGCCGAAAATGTTGAGTTTGATGGTGAGGAAAACTATCGTGAGAAACTGGTAACACTGAGAGAATCTTATTTCTCATCAAATACTAGTGCTCAAAGAAATGACTCTGAAAATTTATCAGAAGAAGTTTCTTATAATGAACCTGATCACTCAGTTTCACCAATAATGGAAGCATATCTTCAAACTCTTAGCAGAGTCGCTAAAAACTGATTTTTAGATTATAAAGTCAAACAAAACTTTTTTTCAAAGAGGTAAATTTCAATGCAGATGTACAACGCAGAATATCTGCAGGAGAAGTGGGCACCAATCCTTGATTATCAAGGAATGGATCCAATCAAAGATTCACATCGTAGATCGGTAACCGCTATCCTGCTCGAAAACCAAGAAAGAGAACTTCGTGAAGAGCGTTCATTCCTTTACGAAGCTTCCCCAACCAACTCTGCCGGTACTGGCGGATTTAGTGGCAGTGCTGCAGGTGGCACTGGAAGCCCAGTAGCAGGTTTCGACCCTGTTCTGATTAGTCTTATTCGCCGTTCAATGCCTAATTTGATCGCTTATGATCTTTGTGGCGTTCAACCAATGAATGGTCCTACTGGACTTATCTTCGCAATGCGTTCACGTTATCAGAACCAGTCTGGAACTGAAGCATTCTACAACGAAGCAGATTCGGCATTCTCTGGTCAGAACAACAGTCGTAATCGTACCGCAGGATTTATTGATGGTACTGTTGGTTTAGGTACTACCAGTCAAGCAGGTTCTAATCCTTCAATCCTTGATGCAACCAATGCTAACCAGCAAGCATATAATGTTGGCGAAGGTATGACAACTGGTGATTCCGAAGCTCTTGGCGACGGAAATACCAATTACTTTAACGAAATGGCTTTCTCAATCGAGAAGCTTACCGTTACTGCTAAGTCACGCGCACTCAAGGCTGAGTATAGTTTAGAACTCGCACAAGACCTCAAGGCAATTCACGGTCTGAATGCTGAAGCGGAACTTGCAAATATTCTCTCAACTGAGATTCTTGCTGAGATCAACCGCGAAATCATTCGTACCATTTATAAGGTTGCTGTTCCTGGTGCTCAGGTTAACACTGCTACTCAGGGTACTTTTGACCTCGACGTTGACTCCAACGGTCGTTGGTCAGTTGAGAAGTTCAAGGGTCTTATTTTCCAAATCGAGCGCGATGCTAACGCTATCGCACAGCAAACTCGTAGAGGGAAGGGTAACATGATCCTCTGTTCTGCTGACGTTGCTTCGGCACTCACCATGGCAGGTGTTCTTGACTACACCCCAGCACTCAATGCTAACCTTCAGGTTGATGACACTGGTAATACTTTTGCTGGTGTTCTCCAAGGTAAGTATAGAGTCTATATCGACCCATATGCAGCAAACGTTGCTGCTAACCAGTTCTATGTTGTTGGTTATAAGGGTGCATCTCCTTATGATGCTGGTCTCTTCTACTGCCCATATGTACCTCTCCAGATGGTACGTGCTGTAGGTGAGCAAACCTTCCAGCCAAAAATTGGATTCAAAACTCGTTATGGAGTTGTTGCGAATCCATTTGCTAAGGGTGCTACTGCTCCTACTGCCCCAGATAACATTGCAACCAACTCAAACGTTTACTACAGAAGAGTTAAGGTCAGCAACCTCATGTGAGTTAATTCACAATCTGTTCAAGAGGGTCGAAAGACCCTCTTTTTTTATCTAAATACAAATAAAAATAATGTCCAATCCAATTTCTGCTAATCAAATTTCAAACAGAAATTTTTTATCTCCTGTAGGATTTAAATTTACTCTTGCCAAAAATCCTAAAGTATCATTTTTTTGCAATAGTGCAAAAATTCCAGAAATTACTTTAGGTATTGAAATGCAACCATCATATTTAAAAATTCTTGATGTTCCAGGTGATATTATAACTTATGGTGATTTATCATTAAAATTTTTAGTTGATGAAGATCTTGTTAATTATATGGCAATTCATAATTGGATTACAGGACTTGGATTTCCAGAAACAACAGAGCAATATAAAAATTTAATTCAAACTGAAGATGAACTACAAGATCCAAAAAAAGCATTTAGTGATGGAAGTTTATATATTTTAGACAATAATTATAATACCAATGCAGTCGTAAAATTTAAAGATTTATTTCCAGTTTCTTTATCTTCTTTAGATTTTGATGCAACTAAAACTGATGTTCAGTACTTTACAGCAGAGGTAATTTTCAAGTATACTATCTACAATATCCTAGACAAAAACAATAGTCCCCTATGAATCTTGATGAAATCCAGGAGATGTGGCAGAGAGATTCTGTCATCGATCCTGATAATTTACACGATGAATCTTTAAAAATTCCTCAGTTACATTCAAAGTATTATACAATCTATAATACCATTACCCTTCTCCGTGAAAAGGCAAGAGAAACTTATAATAGAGTCAGATTGGAACGCTATAACTACTACACAGGAAAGGCACCAGCAGAGGTTTATGTAGAAGAACCTTTTCCATATAAAGTTCGGGACAAAGAGGCGTTACAGAGGCATATGGACGCCGATGAGAGATTGAATAAAATTGATCTCAAAATCAGATATTACGACATTATCTTAAAGTTCCTTGAGGAAATTATTAAGACAGTTTCTAATCGAACTTATCAAATAAAAAATGCTCTGGAATGGCATAGGTTCCAAGCAGGATTTAATTGATCAAATAAATATTCATAACTGATATTTTATGAATGTCTCATTTGGTCATATCAAAAAAGAATGAGGTTTACTTGCAAATAGAAGCAGAACCTCATGTATATTATGAATTGAGAGATGCATTTCAATTCGATGTTCCCAACGCTAAATTCTCACCAGCATATAAGAACAAATGGTGGGATGGAATCATTTATTTGTTTAATGTAAACACGAAAGAAATATACGTTGGTTTATTAGATAAACTTATAAGATTTTGTGAGAATCACAATTACACTTATGAGTTTCGAAACAATAAGTATTATGGTCTTCCATTTGAAGTCAATGAAATGATTTCACATGAAGGTGTAAAAGACTATATGACTTCTATTTGCAAGTATGCTCCCCGCGATTACCAAGTTGAGGGAGTATACGACGCTTTAAGACATAATCGCAAGTTACTGATATCTCCAACTGCTTCTGGAAAGTCGTTGATGATATATTCGATTGTCCGATATTACGTTGAGAAAGGACAAAATACTCTGATAGTCGTTCCGACGACATCCCTTGTAGAACAGATGTATAAAGATTTTGCAGATTATGGATGGGATGTGGGTTCATTTTGCCACAAGATCTATGCTGGAAAAGAAAGAGAAACAGACTCTCAGGTAATCATCACAACCTGGCAATCTATCTACAAACTTCCCCGACAATATTTCTCAAGATTTAATGTGGTAGTTGGAGATGAAGCACACCAGTTCAAATCTAAGTCATTAGTATCTATAATGACAAAACTTTCTGATGCAAAGTATCGGTTTGGATTTACTGGAACTCTTGATGGTTCAGAAACTCATAAGTGGGTTTTAGAAGGTTTATTTGGGCCTTCTTACAAGATTATTCGTACAGATGAGTTAATGCAGAAGGGTCATGTTGCAACATTGGATATTAATATTCTTTTACTTAAACATAATCCTCATCGATTTGATAACTTTGAAGAAGAAGTTCAATATATTATCAATCATGAAAGAAGGAATAAATTTATTAAAAATCTTGCAATTGATCTTAAAGGAAATACCCTTATACTTTTTTCAAGAGTTGAAGGTCATGGTCAACCATTATACGAACTCATAAATAAGAGTATCTCTGAAAATCGTCAAATATTTTTTGTTCATGGAGGGGTTGCTACTGAAGATCGTGAACAGGTAAGAGAAATTACTGAAAAAGAAAATAATGCAATTATTGTTGCTTCATATGGAACTTTTTCCACAGGAATTAATATCAAAAACTTACATAATGTAATCTTTGCATCACCATCAAAATCAAGAATTAGAAACCTTCAATCAATTGGAAGAGTTTTAAGAAAAGGAAATCAAAAGACAAAAG